GACGCAATACTTGCAGCAGACGGCCTATTATCACTATTAGAAACAGTAACAACGTGGCGTGATGACAACTTCCGGTCGTTATCCCAGACCAGCAACCCGTCAGCATCAACTAGCGACATAGGCACGCTATTAAGACAGTCAACCGATACGGGGGGGCTTTACGACGCTTTACAAAAAGCAGTAGCGGAAGCGGCCGGCATGATAGTGTCACAGTCTTTCAGCTTGAAACAAGAGCGTTCTATAGTGCTGGACAGAAACAGAGGATTAATCGAACTAGTGGCCGAACTTTACGGGACGGTAGATTCCGAGTTAGACTTTTTTATCAGCTCCAACAATCTAAGCGGCTCAGAAATACTAGACATCCCAAAGGGGCGTACAATTGCCTACTACATATAACACAATATCCGGCGACACTTTCGAGAAGATATCCCGAAAAAAATACGGGGTATCGGACGGGCCGCTAATTCAAGGGGCTAACCCCGCAATCTCGGAGCCAATACCGCCAGGCACTACTTTAGTAATCCCCGACCAACCGTCGGCACCCAAAGACCAAACAAGCGGAACGGAAGCAGACAACCCGGACGAGTTAGCCGTGATAGTTGGCGGCGAAGCGTTCAAATACTGGGAGTCCGTCAGCGTCACACGCACCGTCGACCAGATGGACACTTTTTCCCTAACGGCACCAACGACCCCCGTATTTAAACCCCTTTCGTATGACTCCGTAGCCATTACCGTCGGAGGGTCGCCATTGTTCACAGGCACCATGCTAGGTGTCAACCCAACGGTTACTGCCAGCAGACAAACGGACGAAGTAGACGGCTACTCGTTGCCGGGCGTGCTTAACGATTGCACAATGCCGTCCAGCGCATACCCTTTAAACGAGATGCGCAACCAGACATTAGCCGTAATCGCGGCCAGTATTCTGCGACCTTTCGGTTTACTAGCGGTGTTTACTGCATCCGCCGGCGCAGCGTTCGACATAGTCGCGATAGGTGAGGGAGAAAAAGTCCTCGCGTTCCTAACCAACTTAGCAAAACAAAACAATCTAGTAATAGGGAGCAGCCCACAGGGTGCTCTGGTTTTTTCAACACCCGGCGAAGGCCTACCGGTTGCGCGGCTAGAACAAGGCAGCGCACCACTAACCAGCGTTACGCCGAGTTTTAACCCACAGCAGTATTATAGCGACGTCATAGGCATTGAGCCGTCGATAGTGGGGTTGAAAGGCCAGAGTTACCCAGTAAAAAACACCAGATTGCAAGGCATTACGCGGCCGTTTACTTTTGTAGTACACGACGTCGGACAAGGCGGGCTTAAAGGCGCAGTAGAGGCAAAGGCCGCCAGAATGTTCGCGGACGCCGTGACATACACCGTAGACGTGGCGACATGGCGAAACGCTTTCGACAGCCTATGGGCACCGGGCGACACCGTACAACTTAAAGCGCCGGCGGCTAAAGTCTTTGGGTTTTATAATTTCCTTATCCGGTCGGTTACGTTTAACGCAACACCGACGGGACGCACTGCAACACTGCAACTAGTATTACCTACTTCTTTTAGTGGACAAATACCGGAGAGTATGCCATGGGACGAATAGCAGTAATTTTGTCGTTTCTTCGTATCACAAAGAACGAAGCGAAACAAACAGACGTTAAGCTCAACCCAGGCGGGGGGGCCAACTTAACAGCGCAAAACTTCGCACCGGCAGGCGACGACTCGCAGCCTTTGCCGGGCGATTATGCAATAACTAGCACCATACCCCAAACAGGTGGCGCAGCGGTTGTAGGATTCGTCGATCCACTCAGCGAACCGGTTGCAGGGCCGGGCGAGGTTAGGCGGTACGCCCGTGACGCCGAAGGGAAGACAACCGCACAGCAATGGATTAAGGCCGACGGGACAGTCTTAACGTCTAACGAAAAAGGCAGTATTGCGTTAATGCCTGACGGCTCTATCGTATTGACAACCCCACACGGCGCTAATACACTTAATGCAGATGGTTCGATCGCATTCTCAAACGGTGCTAGTATGGACGCAACAGGCGACTATATCAGCGCGACGGGGATCAGCTTGAACCTACATACACATATAGGGAACTTAGGTTCACCAACAGGACCGCCGATACCATGACATTAAACGCTTCAACCGGTGCGACGCCTTCACAACAGGCAGTCGACGACCAGATACAGCGCGGCATTGACGGGGAAACCCTATTGACACCAACACAGGTGGCAGTATTGCTGGCCGACGCCTACGACGCTTATGCCAAGGAGGGCGTTTTATCAGGGGCAGACCTGACGGCGGGAGGCACTAAGTCGTTACTAGAAACCGGTTTTATAACAGACAACACGCCCGCAACAATAACAACTATCGCTACGGGCATTTGTAATTATTGGGCGACTAACAACACGCCCGGAACACCTGCCCACGGCGGGACCGCCGTACAATCAGTAACGATACCTGCGGCGGCGGCAATACCGGCAATGGAGGACGCTATCGTCGCTCTTATAGCGGACGAGGACCCCGGCGGTTGGGTGGGCTTTTACAATGCGACCCAACCCGTGATAGAATCGCTAGAATGTATTATCGTCGAGTTGATGCCACCTAACGCGACCCCGACCCCATTTATTGAGACAATAACATGACGCAGTTTGTGAACTTAGGCCCGCAGTTCGGTACGCTCCCTGAAGGAGTTGCATGTTCTGCTGATGGGTCAATCGTCTACGTAACGGACAGTTCGACTGACTTGTTATACAGGTCGACTAACTCCGGCGTCTCGTTCACCGACTTGGGTCCGCAGTTCGACACCACCCCCAAGGGAGTTGCGTGTTCTGCCGATGGTGCAACCGTATTTGTTACGGACATAAGCACCGACAAGATATATCGGTCGACTAACTCCGGCGACTCGTTCACTGACTTGGGAGCACAATTTGACGAGCAACCCTCCTGGGTTGCCTGTTCTGACGATGGTGTGATCGTTTATGTAGTAGATGTAGTATTCGAGACGTTATACCGGTCCACTAACTCCGGTAACTCGTTCACCGACTTGGGTCCGGTTGGGTCATTTATTACCGGCGTTGCCTGTTCTGGCGATGGTGTGACCGTGTACGTGGTGGACGACACCACCAACAAGATATATCGGTCGACTAACTCCGGCGACTCGTTCACTGACTTGGGAGCACACTTCGGCACCAACCCGAAGGGCGTTGCGTGCTCCCCTGATGGTGCGACCGTGTACGTAACGGACAGTTCGACCGACTCGTTATACAGGTCGACTAACTCCGGCGACTCGTTCACCAACTTAGGTATGCAGTTTGACACCATACCCACCGGCGTTGCGTGTTCTATTGGTGGTGTGACCGTGTACGTAACGGACAGGGGCAACGACTCGCTGTATAGAGGGGTAGTGCCAAGGCAAGAAAAACCGATAGCGGCAGACGAGGGGTTCACGTTCCAAGGTGTAACCTTCGCGTCAGACGTGCTGTTGTTTCAGACTATTAACAACGGCGACATTGAGTTAAACAACGGCGTAGTAGGCATGACCTCATCGTTTAGGACGGCCGCATATTTAAGTATGTTTGGCGGTTCCGACTGGTGGGGCAATGTCGACGTGACAGAGCCGGCGCGCCAGTACAACGCAAAAACCCAAACACTGCTAGAAACTCTGCCACCTTCTAGCCGGAACTTACTGCGCATAGAGGAAGCAGCCAAAGACGACCTGAACTGGTTTATATCAGAGGGTGCCGCCTCAAGCGTAGAAGCTGTGGCGAGTATACCCGCTTTAAATCAAGTCAGGCTGGTTATAAGCATTAGAGCAGAAGGGCAGGAAGCAGATTTTGAATTTACTGAAAACTGGAAAGGCAGCGTATGACCACCCCTACTACTAAAGAGATCAACGATAACATAATCGCCCAGCTTGAGGTTTCATTCTCGCAAAGCGTCCCCATACTGCCTAAGTCTTTTCTTAGGGTACTATCGCGACAATTATTCGTCAGGACAGCGAGTGACCAACCAACACTGGTAAACGGGCAGATAGTTACCCCGCTCACGTTCTGGGGCAGACTAGTCGGTACTGGCGACCCTGCAGCAGCAACGCATGCAGAACTAACAATCGACGTTACGGTCGAAACACAGACAGGGTCACTAAGCTCAGGATCGCAACTCGTCAGCACACAAAATGGTGTAACTTACATCGTAATAGGTGACGTATTACTAGACGCCCCCATAGTCTCGGCAAGCGTTCGGGCGGCGGCCGACCAATCTGGCGGCGGCGGAGCTGGTACAATCGGCAACTTAGAAATAGGCGCGACGCTATCATTCGCCAACCCACTGGCTAACGTGGGGCGAGATACAACAGTAACCGCACAAACAGCGATAGGTGCAGATGCCGAGACGACAGAGAACTACCGCCAGCGAGTATTAGACAGATTCCAGAAACGCCCGCAAGGCGGCGCACCGTCCGACTATGAATTGTGGGGTGAAGAACCTGTCGACATAGTGTCAGTATACCCTTACACGGGGGCCAGTCCTGGGGAGGTCGACGTTTATGCGGAAGCAGTGGCGACGGGGTCCAACCCGGACGGAATACCAACCACTGTGCAACTACAGGGCGTACTTGACTCGATTGTTTTAGATGATAACGGGCTAGCGTCCCGCAGGCCGGCTAATGCTTTTGTTAATGTCTACCCTATCAGTCGCACAGCATTCGATGTTACCGTAATCGGGTTATCTGTCAGCGACCCTGCGCAAGTACAAGCGGGCATAGACTCGGCAGCAAAAGAATACTTTCTATCCGCGGAACCGTTTATACCAGGGCTTAGTGCACTGCCTAGGCGCGACCGGATAGACCAGCCGACGCTTAGCGCTATAATCAGCAATATAATCAGCGCGTCGGGCGGCACTTTCACGTCGGTGTTATTGGAGCTAGATAGCACCCCCATATCGTCGCATACATTAAGCATAGGTGAAAAGGCAAAGTCTAATGACGTTCAGTTTATTTAAAAGGTTACTGCCTAACGGCAGAGCGTGGGCTGTAATAGCGGCTAAACGTCTGCGTCAATTCTTTGAGGGTTTGGCCGCCGGTGCTAGCGACCCCGTAGTAAAAGAATTTGACGATCGATTCGACGATCTTAACCCGCAGTTAACAACACAGCTAGCGCAATGGGAGAGCCAGTTTAATTTAATTAACACCGGCCTAACGGAGCAAGAGCGCCGCGACCGGCTGCAAGGCGCATGGTCTGCGGTGGGCGGGCAATCCCCCAGGTACATACAGGACACGCTGCAGGCGGCAGGCTTCGGCGTTTACGTTCATGAGTGGTGGGAGCCGGGCGGCACGACTACAGCGGGCGACTCGTTCACTGACTTGGGCGCACAGTTCGGCAACACCCCTAACGGCGTTGCGTGCTCAGTCGACGGTGCAATAGTTTATGTGATAGACAATGGCGACGATTCACTGTACCGCTCGACTAACTCCGGCGCGTCCTTCACCAACTTGGGGCAGCACTGGGGGGACGAAGCGTGGGACGTTGCGTGTTCTGCCGACGGTTCAATAGTTTATGTTACGGACCAGTTCGACGTTACTCTGTCCCGCTCGGCAGACTTCGGCGTCTCGTTCACCGACTTAGGCAACCCGACTAACGGCACTCCTTGGGGTGTTGCGGCTTCTGATGATGGAACAATCGTTTATGTGACGGACGCCGACGACGATAAACTGTTCCGTTCGGCTAACTCCGGCGACTCGTTCACCGATTTAGGTTCGGCAGGGGGTAGCAACCCTACAGGAGTTGCGTGTTCTGCCGACGGTGCAGTCGTTTATGTAGTGGATAGTTCAACCGGTTCAGTATACAGGTCCACTGACTCCGGCGACTCGTTCACCGATTTAGGTTCGGCAGGGGGTAGCAACCCTACAGGAGTTGCGTGTTCTGCCGATGGTGCAACCGTGTTTGTCGCGGACATAAGCACCGACAATATATACCGGTCCACTGACTCCGGCGACTTATTCATCGACTTGGGTGCGCCGGGGGGTAGCAACCCTACAGGAGTTGCGTGTTCTGCCGATGGTGCAGTCGTGTTTGTAGTGGATAGTGTCACTGACTCGATATACCGTTCTATCGGCACTATATCCCCAGTAGTAATCGGCAGTGTTAACGGCGACCCAGTACCAGTAGTTCGCGACCCACACGAATATATCGTCGACGCGAATACAATACCGCAGCTAATCGGTTCAGGCCACGAGCTTGCTTATTGTGGCGGCGACAGTTTCTTCTCTAACGCGCAAGAAATTGACGGCCCACAAGGCTACCTACTTGTTAACAAAATTTCACAGGCGGACGGCTTGGTCGGATCAGGGCATGACCTTGCGTATTGTGGGGGTGATTCAGCGGCCAGTGGTGTGTCTGAACCGTCGCTAAAGCTTAAACAATATGTTATACCTGACGACCCGACGAAATACCCGTACTTTTTATACATAGGCGCTGAGACTTTCCCGGAGATGGCCACGCTGCCAGCAAGTCGCCGGGACGAATTCGAAGATTTATGCTTAAAAATTTGCCCAGCACAGCAGTGGCTCGGTATACTCGTTTCATATACTTAAAAGGAGCCTAACCAATGGCAACTAACCCAAACACATTAACAGAAAACATCGGCCGCATAACACCGCCGGACGCCGCATAACACCGCCGGACGCAAACTATACTTACGGCTCAGCCAAAGACGACACAACAGGTACGGCTGGCGACGGTACACCTATTAAAAAAGCGCTGATGAACGATAGTTACGGCTTTTTTCAAGCGGCATTAGTAGCGGCGGGCATAGTACCGTCAGGCAGTGCCGAAACTGTTTTGCAATCTCAAGTACTGCAGGCGCTGCAAGGTGTTGTAGGCAGTTTTTCGGACAAAAGGCACTGGCCGAAAGTATCACTAGGTGCGGACAACGAGCATGACATAGTGTTTAGTGCCGGTAAGATTACAGACAGTACTGGTCGTCTCCCTATCATAAACACCGCAATAACTAAGCAAATAGACGCTGCATGGGTAGCGGGCAATAACGCGGGCGGTTTGTTTTCCGGTAGTGTGGCGGCAGACACAACATACCACTTGTTTGTAATAGTCAAAGATTCCGACCTTAGTGTTGATGCTGGTTTTGACACAGACCCAGAGGCCGCTAACATCCCCGTAGGGTACACTGCGTACCGCCGCATAGCGTCACTGTATACTGACGCATCGGCTAACCTTGTGCAGTTCTATCAGCGCGGCGACTTGTTTTCACTCGTATCTATTATACAGAATGAGACAGACCTTAACGTAGACCAGGGCGACTATACTGACTACGGCATAAGCGCTCCAACTGGACTAACAAATTTAGTAGCACGCAATTTCATCAAAGCGTGGTCCGACGGGTTGCAATTCAGCATAAGGATCGCACCTACTACCGACGTGGCACCCGACCCCGTCCCCTCCGTAAATAGTGACGGTTATCAATTGAACGTGTTCGGTTACGACGTTGACAGTGCGGAGTCTGTATTTGATACCCCCATCGGGGTTAACGCTCAAATCAGGCTACGCGCTATAAACGAGTCAAGTACCCGGAGAGTTGATATAAAGTCTATCGGCTGGATAGACGACCGTGGATAAGCAATCAGTAATTGACGGGATAATCAGGGTCGAGGGGGGTTATGTAGGCAACCCAGACGACTCGGGAGGCGAGACTAACTTCGGCGTAACCGTCGAGGTTGCTCGCCGGTACGGCTATGTAGGCAGCATGCAGGACATGCCGCGCGGTGTGGCCTTTGACATCTACTCGGCGCTTTACTGGGATAAAGTCAAGGCAGCCAACTTGCTGAGACTAAGCCCGGCAGTATGTGAGGAAGTAGTCGACACCGGCGTCAACATGGGCACCGGGCGGGCTGGTAAGTTCTTACAGCGGGCGCTTAACGTACTGAACAAGAAAGGCAGTCTATATCGCGACTTAACGGTCGACGGTGCTATCGGCCCTGCGACTATTAGCGCGTTGCGTGCGTACTTAAACAGCCGGGACGAGCAGACACTAGTCAAGGCGCTTAACTGCCTGCAGGGCGCACACTACATCACACTCGCAGAACGCCGCGAGAAGGACGAGGAGTTC